GAATCCGCTAACTCGCCCGTGAGTGCTCTGATAACCCGTGACAACCTTGGCTCAACGACCATATCCAACTTCAGCGCGGCCCCATCGGGCAACTACGACATTGTCAAAATCCGCATCTACCGCACACAGGGTAGCGCAACGGGCACAAACTTTTATTTCCTGCGTGAGATCGCCACCGGCACTTCGTCTACAACCGACGACAACCGAGACCTTGGTGAGATTCTTGGAACGGCAGATTGGCTACCAGCCCCCGGTATTCCGACAGGCGGCACATCGAACATCACTGAGCCAACGCTTTCTAACTTAACAGCCATGTGGAACGGCATGATGGCCGGCATCTCTGGTAACTCTGTACGTATCTGTGAACCTTACGCGCCATATGCATGGCCTGCAGCTTATGAGATTATTCCTCCTGATAGCAAGCCTGTTGGTCTTGGAGTGTTTGGTCAGGCAATGCTGGTATTAACCACAGGTCGCCCGCTGATTACGCAGGGCTCTACGCCTGATGGTATGGATCAACAACCGCTTGAGATACAGCAAGGCTGCGTTGCAGCACGCTCCATTGTGAGCATGGGTACCGGTGTGGCTTGGGCGTCTGAGGATGGTCTGTGCTGGTTCGGAGCCGGCGGCCCCCGCATACTGACAAACGGAATCATGCTCCGCGAAGACTGGCAAGCTATTGTGCCAACTAGCATCATTGGTAAGATGTATGAGGGTTTATACTTAGGTAGTTACGATGATGGTTCAGGCCGCAAGGGATTCCTCATTGACCCCAACGGCGGCGGCATGTACTTCCTCGATACCGGCTATGAAGCTATGCACTTTGACAGCCTCAAGGATCAACTGTATGTATTAACAGGTACGAACGTGGGTAAGTGGGACACTGGTTCTTCGATGACTTATCGCGCACGCAGCAAACCTTTCCGCCAAGGCTCCCCCATCAATTACGCTGCCGCGCAAGTAAACGCAAACGCATACCCTGTGACTTTCCGCTTGTACGCCGATGGCTCGCTCAAACACACGCAGACCGTTGCAGACCGCAATCCGTTCAGACTGCCCAGTGGCTACCGTGCCTTTGAGTACCAGATCGAGCTTGAGGGAACCAACCCAGTCCAAGACGCGGCTATTGCAACATCTGTTGAGGAATTGAAACAGATATGAGAAACGATATCCCCAGCGACAGCGCCAGTAATTTTGGCCCTCGCGTACGCGAAACCTTGATGACCTATTTGGGTAAGCAGGGCGACCCCCTTGACCGCGGTCTTATTTTGCGTGACCTTGTTGAAGCTGGGATTATCTCTCTTAGCAACTATAACTTTGGTGGTGGCGTAGCTCCGATTGTTGTTGGTAACGCACTTATTGACGAGGTTGACCTAACTCCTCCGCCCACACCCACTGGGTTTAAAGCCACGGCGGCCATTACCAACCTTATCGTTGAGTGCGACGACCCCACGTACAAACAAGGCCACGGTCATAAGCAGTCACGCCTGTATGGCGCTAAACGCGCAGGAAGCGCTGCCCAGCCTGTCTTTGCTGATGCAATCGAGATTACCCAGTTTGCTGGTGCAGTAACCTCATACTCAACAGACCCCGCTACCGAGTGGCATCTCTGGCTTAAGTGGGAAACCAAAGACGGCGTGCTCAGTATCAGCCCCGCGGGTGGAACCAATGGAGTCGTTGTAACCACAGGCCAAGACGTTGCCAAGCTTCTTGCGGCGCTTACTGGAAAGCTTACTGCTGAGCAACTGTACTCTGACTTGGGTTCCCGCATTAACCTGATTGATGCAGAGCCAACTGTTCCCGGCTCAGTTAACGCCCGTGTAGCTGTTGTTCAAAGTTCAATAAGCGCCGTTCAAGCCCAAATCAACGACATCCAAAACACACCTGCATACTCAAACACGACCACGTACGCAGCCAATGCGTTGGTTTCTTATAACGGCGGTATCTACCAAGCCAAGTCTTCTACGATCGGCCATCTGCCTACAGACACAACATATTGGACAAAGGTCGGAGACTACACATCTCTGGGTCAGGTAGTTGCTTCCCATACAACACAGATTGCCAGCGTAGTAAGTGACTTGGCCGCAGAGACAAGCCTGCGCCAAACTTTAGATGCACAAGTTAACAACGCTACTACAGGTCTTCCCGCTACTCGTGCAAATTTAGCAACAAACTACTACACCAAAGCTGCGACGGATTCAGCAATTTCTTCTGCAACCAGCACACTGGTTTCCACGACTGCATTAAATACCGCGCTTGGAAATTACACAAATACCGCGGGCCTTGTTGCAAACTACTACACCAAAACAGCAACGGATTCCGCGATCGCAACGGCGACAAACACACTGGTTTCGACTACTGCACTTAATACAGCGCTTGGTAACTATGAGACTAAAGCTGCGTTGGTTGCTGACTACTACACTAAAACCGCCACTGATTCAGCAATTAGCTCGGCCACGCAGTATCTTGTATCCAACACAGGCTTGGCAACAGCTTTAGGTAGTTACCCTACTACGGCAACCCTGACTGCAAACTACTACACCAAGACTGATGCCAACACTGCCATTAGCCAAGCGACGCAGAACCTAGTATCCAACACAGCGCTTACAACTGCCTTAAACGCTTACACCACTACGGCTACCCTGAACACGCTGTATTACACCAAGACTGCTACTGATTCGGCGATTAGCGCGGCTACATCTAACTTGGTATCGACGACTGCCCTGAACAGCACTTTGGGTTCGTATGTTACAAACTCGGCGTTATCAACTAACTATTACACAAAGACTGATGCCAATACTGCAATCAGCAACGCTACGACTAACCTTGTCTCAAATAGCGGCTTGACTTCAGCACTAAGTAATTACCCTACCAACTCTACGCTGACGACAAACTACTACACCAAGACCGCCACCGATTCTGCGATCAGCTCAGCAACATCAACGCTTGTGTCGTCAAGCACGCTGAACAACTACACAACAACTGCTGCACTGCAGGCCAACTACTACACCAAGGCAAGCGGTACTGATCTCGAAGGTAAGTACACGGTCAAGGTTGACCTCAATGGTTATGTTGCTGGTTATGGTTTGGCTGCAACAGCTAACACGGCTGGGGCTTCTAGTACGTTTGCTATACGTGCGGACTCGTTCTATATTGCAAGCCCTAGCGGCCCGGGGATTAGCCCCACGATGCCATTCATTGTCCGGACAACACCGATTACCATCAATGGCGTAGATGTCCCTGTTGGCGTTTACATGACCGATGGCTACATTCAGAACGGCACAATTACAAATGCAAAGATCGCCAACTTAGCTGTTGATGATGCAAAGATTGCTTTCTTGTCTGCTGACAAAATTAGAGCTGGCTCAATCAGCGTTGGTCAATACATCCAATCAGCTACCTATGTCTCTGGCTCTTCGGGCTGGAAGATTAACGGCGATGGCGCTGCTGAGTTTGGTGCTGCTTCGATTCGCGGCCAGTTGGTTGCGTCTCAGATTAACTCTGCGGGTCTATCCATCCGCGCGGCCGATGGCTCAATTATTCTGTCTGCGGGTTCCAGCGTTGCGGCAAGTTCTTTTGGTGGTAATGTCACTGGTTCTCTGGCTGGCACCGCGGCTTCGACTGTTGTAAACACGGCCAACTCTGCGTCTTCTGCGGCGGCCACTGCACAAGGCACGGCTAACTCGGCTGCTTCGGCGGCCTCTACGGCACAGGGCACTGCAAACTCCGCGGCCTCTGCTGCATCTACTGCCCAGAATACAGCTAACAACGCTGCCTCTGCCGCTTCCACCGCTCAAGGTACTGCTAACGCTGCCGCTGCCGCTGCTTCTGCCGCTCAATCCACCGCTGACTCCAAACTTGCGAGATCGGGTGCTCAAGTCTTGACCGGGCCTGTGACGCTAAACGCAGCAGGTGCAATTACTGTGGGCAACCCTGCAATCAATGGCGTCCCCGGGTACAACGGTTACTACATTGGTAGCACGGGTATTGTCGGCACGCAGAACGGTTATGTAACTTTTGCTCTGGACAACGCAGGTAACGCTACGTTTAAAGGCAACCTGACTGGCGCGTCTGGTACATTTGGCGGCTCTATTGCTGTGGGTTCTAGCCCAGAAGTTTCCGGCACATCCATGACCGGCTATGGCGCAAAGATTAACAACGACGGCACATTTGCATTTGGCAACCCAACAACCAACATCTCCTACAACGGAGGCGCGGTAAACCTAAACGGCGACTTAATTGCCACTGGTAATATTAAATCTAAGGCAGTTACTTCGACAGATAGCGCTTACTTGGATAACTTTGAAATTACTCAATTGGGTGCTTGGCAAACCGTTCTACAGATAACTTTTCAAGCTTCTGGGAGCTACGTTTACATTGCTACAACAGGTTCCCCAGTTAACGGCTTCTATACAGTTGATTATGGTGATAATTATGTTGATTACCCAGTACCTCCGGGCTTTAGGCTTAGACGGGACGGCACGGTTTTACTGGGGGGTACTTCTTACAAAAGTTCTGCTTTTGGGTATCGAGAATTAGTGGGTGAAGGTACTTACACCTACTACCTTGATATTTATATTTATTCGGGACAAGGTATAAATCCCAATGCAAGCGGCGCTCTTGGCAGTGTTACCTACCCATCAATGTTTATCATAGAGACCAAGCGATGATGTACACAATCTACAGCCAAGACACGGGAAAAATAAATAGAATTGTTGCGGTTGACAACATTGAAATTCAACTTACGCCCGGAGAAGCCTACATTGAAGGTTCTTACAGCAACACCGAGTACCACATCAAAGACGGCGTAGCAGTGGAACTCCCACCGAAACCTATTGAACGTTCTGCTGTAGTCAAAGAAGCTTTACAAAAACGCCAAAGGATTCTGGCTGCCACAGATTGGACTCAATTGCCAGACGTACCATTGACTACTAAGACTGCATGGGCCACCTACCGTCAAGCGCTCAGGGATATCACAACGCAATCTGGATATCCATTTGAAATCGTCTGGCCAACTCCACCACAATAATACATAATACGCAAATGGCAGAACTCGTCTTTAACCAGAAGGATCGGATTGGCGCTTGGGTTGCAGAGCGTGTGGGTCAGGCTGGAGATTGGGGAAGTTTTTATGCTCTTGGCGTTGTTAACGGCGAAGAAGTCCTAGCCGGAGTAGTCATAAACAATTA